TTCTCCATCAGTAGGTGCAATAATTTCACCAACAGGTAAAGGCAAATCGTTTGTATCAGTAGAACCTGAATCAACATTATCCATATCAAAAGATTCTGTTACTTGATCAACTGTATCTTGCAATGCTTCTTGATCATCTAATAAATGCTTATAGACTTTTTCAGCAGACCAACCTCTATATTCAGAGTCAATCAAACCACCCTTGGGTAACTTCATACCCAAGTCAAAGAAGAGATATCCATTAATTACATAATCTGTCGCATAGTTCCATACAACATGATCTCTATTACCTTTTCTTAATGGATGCTCCCATATAACGTGGCTAGCTTCGTGAACCAATACTGCTTGCAGTTCCTTTTCAGAAATACTTTTAACAAAATCTTTATTCCAATAAATTTTTTGTCCGTCAGTAGCTAACGTATCGAAAGAAGAGTCTTCAACCAATTCAAGGTTAAGTAACATTGAAGCCATTCCAACATTACCTTTCATTAACTTGGCTCTAGCTTTAACAAGTTTTCGTTCAGTCATTACTACCTCCGAAAGCTTTATCAAGAAAACTACCTTTAAGATCACCAACAGATTTTTCTAAATCGTCTGCTACCTTTTTACGTTTTGCTTCACCCAAGTCTGAATCATCCCTTAGAGAATCATAAGAATTGATAGAAGCAAGAACAGTTAAAAGACTTTGATGAGTATTAGTAATGTCTTGATCATTGCCTAGAATGTCAGAGTTAATAGAAGGAAGCATATCCACCGATTGTCTTAACTTATCAAAACTTCTCGCATGAAACTGCTCACCCTTTTTTAACTTGTCGACAATATGATTAACTTGCTCAAGGAGGGCATCAACAGTTACTTTAAAAACATTTTTTACATTGTTCTTAATTTTGTTTTCTGCTTCTCTTTGAATGTCAGCTTTCATCTTGTCTGAAACTTCTAAACGAATGTCAGTTGATCTAGTGATCTCGCTAATGGTTTCCTTCTTAAAAGCAAAAACAAATTTACTTCTAAGTGTTTCAACATCAGGATAATCTTCACTATTAAAAGCAGAACCTAATTTCCTTTCAGCAACTGAAACAAAAGTATCATAGTTCTGTAGAAACTTTTGAGCCTCTTCGTAAAACTCATCTTTTGCTTCTACCATTCTGTCGTTTAACTCCTCTATCTTTGTGCTAGGACATAATCTCCAACCACTAGTCATAGACGAATCATCATCAGAATTTGTATCGCACCAAGGAACAGTCATTTTCCAATAGTAGTTTCTCCTTGCTCTATTCGATATCAGTCTGAATATCTTATTAATATTCTCACCGAATATATGCTTGGAAACGTGCAGAGTTCTTTCATCTGCACCTACATCAACTTCCAACCCTTCTCTTAAACTTTTATCAACTTTAATGCCACTTGGATGTTTAATAGTTAAACTCACAAGTAATGCACGTTTGGATAAAAGGTTTTCATCTTTATTCATAAAACCTCCATTTTATGTAGTTATCTGTTTCGCATGACCCATAAATGAACAGGTCGCTCTTCAGTAGGGTTAATTCCCTATACAGAAAAAAAGGAGGGTATTTCTACCCTCCCTAATTTATTTCTCTTCAGCCATATCAAGGTTTTGGAAACACCTTTCAATATCAAAGAGTTGGTTTTCATCAAATACATACTCATTCAAATCAACTTCGTCTTCTATATCTTCAATAGATGTAGCTTTTACTGTGACGTTGTAAGAACGAATTTCTTGTACTTGAATTTCAAATTGTTTAAGTTTTGCCATTACCTAAACCTCTAAGTCTTGATGCTTAACTTTAAACTCATTGAAAGTTGTTGTTTCAATAAGATCAGGTCTTGCATTGACTGTAGATCGTACAAAAAATATTTCATACTCAGGAGTAGGAAATTGCTCTATATATCTCAGAGCATTTTCAAAATAACTTTCAACCAAAGATTCATTTACTTCTTTGATTACAGTTATTAAAGCAACTACTGTAGCGAAAAATATTCCATTCTGTTTTTTCTTTTCCTTTGCCTTTGGAGGAGTATCTATTTTCCCCTCACAGATTTTTTGCAAATCAGGTACATCTTCTTTCAGTTGCAAGAAGGAAGCAAACTCAATAGAAGCAGTCTCGCCTACATTGATATCTGCTAAACCTTGAACAAAAGATTTCTCAGGATTAGTTTTCAGAATGTTTGATAGCCTTGTCCATGATCTAGGACAGGGCTGTGGTGCAATTACCTTTGAGTCAAAAACATTCAACCAATTAGGCTGAAAATTTAAGAAACCAATAACGTCTGTATGAACATCATTTTTCACCGCCCAATTGAACCAATCATTTGAATCATGTACGAATTCAATCATGGCACATCTTGAGTAACAATGAGAAGGTATCTTGTTCGAACCAGCTCTATCACTTGCCTTATTAGAAGCACAAGCAATAACCCAATTACCCTTTCCATTTTGAGGAGTAGGTAATTCATACTCACCGATTCTTTTCTCATACATAAGTTGAGATAGAACAGTTTGCATTGAATGGTGAGCCTGTCCGAATTCATCAAGGAAAAGCATACCTTCTCCACTTGTAGGAAGATTGCCTAAAAAGGCTCTCTTCTGTCTACCTTCCTCTATATAAGGAATGCCTGATAAATCATAAGATTCATATAAGCTTGCTCTAAAATCAATCCAACCATACTCTTTCGCAGTTGGATTTACTTTGTCGTAAACCACCTTTCGTTTGTCAGCCAAGATGTCTCGCACCTCTTCGACTATTGCAGACTTACCAACACCTGTTCCACCAATTAGGAAAGGAGTTTCGTTAGCCTGTAGTGTGTAAAGCATTTTTTGTAATGCCTTGCTAGGTTTATATTTCATATTTACCTCCATGAAATAATTATAGTTAAGTTAGTAGAATTACTAACACCAAGACTAGAACACCTTTCAACAATCTCAACGAAATTGGATTGAATTGTAATATCCAAAATCCTTTTAAGATGTTCTAGTTTCGTCTGATTCTCACAGACTCTTCAGTTGGTTTATGGATTATTTACACCTTTCATAAGAGATTCAAATTCTTTGAAACATCTCGCTCTAAATCCAAGTTCTGATTCTTTTTGATCAACAGATTCTTCTAGTTCATCACTTAGCTTACTGATAGCAACCATGAATTCATTTCTGTATTGATCAAACATATCTCGCAGAATTAAAACCTTTACTTGTTCATGGCAATCACTTTCATCCATAAGACCGCTATTAAACGTAGAACGTACTTCACGAATTTTAGTCTCAAGATGAGAGCATTCACAACAATCATGCAACCCTTTTTCATTTATCATTTTGATTCTTCTCCTAATCTTTTTACAGCTTTATCAAAAGCTTCAATCAGATCAATCCTTATCTCAGTAAAAGCATATTCTAATTTATCATCCATTTGCTTAACTCCTTCTTCGACTAGATCGTCAGTAGGTGTTCTGCAAAACCCAAAAAGTTCAAACAACTCTTCAAGCTTATCTGTTATTAGACAAAAGCCTTCAGAAGATACTGTTAATTTATCACTAAGATAACCTGTCTCTTCTTCGTAATAACAATCAAACAATGGCTCACCTGTCTCAGGGTCTTGAATACTCCCTGTCACAAGTGCCTTAACAAGTTTTTCATCAGTAGATTTTTCAATAAGATTATCTCTAATCTTTTCTAATTTACTCATATTTCTAACCTCCATAGTTAGTTTCTTGAACCCCAACATTAGGATTCTCATCAGCACGTTAATTCGTGGACTATCTTATTCAATGACTACCTCAAACAATTTAGAAATAAAAAAAAATATAAAAAAAAAGACAAAAAAAAAAGAACCAAAAAAATACGCCACTCCATTACAGAGTAGCGTATATATTAGTTAATAGAACCTCACTCAAAACCAAGAAATATAATTCCTATTTGAGAGAGAATAAAAAAGAAAACTAGCATCAGCAAAAAAGGAATGCCCATGTTATACATTGCTCACCTCTTTTTTATGTTTAAAGTTTTCTAACCTTATATAAAGGAAGTAATCATTTTCGTCAGATAAATCTAGGCTAGAAATGAATAAATCAAATAAGCATTTATCCATTACTAACCTCATTCAACCAACCCTGTTTAATTGCTTCATATTTGGGAAGTGATAAATTACCACTACCGAAAGTTACAACACCTAGATCAATATGAAAGTTGACCTGTTGATCGTCTTCAATCTCTAAGTCTTGACCTTTGAACCTCAAAATCTGTGAGAAGTTTTTTTGGTACACCGACATATTGAAACCAAGAACATAAAAGAGAGAGTTTAATCTCTCTCTAGTTGTTACAGTTCCCCAACCACACATATTGAAGGATAAGATTTCTCCGTTGTGATCTTCATCCCAAAATGCGATTTTATGACCATGCAGATAAAACCCTTCTCCATTTGTGTGTGTGTTGGAAATAGTTTTGGTTCTTCTTTCATTGAAAGCTTGAGCGATTACCCTAGATACATTTCTCATTTGCTTTCCCTCTCTAAATATTTAGCTACAGATTTAACATCCCTATTAATACAACTATAAGCATGGTTTAAAAACTTTGCTTTAGTCATAGTGCTGGCATTAGTCATCAGACCAATATGGTCTCTTACATCTTCCGCACTAATTGGAATCGTAGGGTTTCCGTTTTCATCTATTCTTAAAAGGTTTCGATCAGCACCTATCAGTTTCATGCGAGTATAAAAATCTTTCCAATTTTTTTCTGTTATCGCATCCATACCGATTATCATTGTAATCCAAATGAGGCTATCTAAAATTTTGGTTAAACTACCAAGTGGTTCTCCGTCTTTATCAAAAGTACCATCTGCTTCCCAAGTTTTAACTTTCACTTTTCCGTAATCAAAATTTAAAGGCATTTGCACACCTCTCTATTTATTTTATTATTTTTCATTGTTAGACCCTCCAGTCTGTTTCGTTATTAATTGGCTAGAGATAACTAGAATTAGTTACCTCACTCTTCAGCTAACAGAAGCCACCTGTTAGGACATTGGAGGATGTCACAACTGGAATTTTTCGTTTCCGCACTCTCCCCAACTTTGATTGTGTTGGTTCTCGTGGTACGCATATATTGTTTTGCTACTTTACTTCTATTAGCGAAGGCAATTCTTGTGACCTTCATCTTCAGTTAAGCCCTGTCACGACCTGAAGCACTATCTTGCTCTACTCTATAAAACCTCCTATGGGTTAATTCAAAATATAATCATATCATTACACATCATAACTGCAAGCATATTGTGAGCATTACATTACTAGATCATTTGGAACATAATGCAAGCATGAAAGAAAAAGAGAAACCTAGTCTCCAAATTGTTGGGAAGGAAGATGAGTTGACAATTAAGCAACGTAAGTTTGTTGATGCAGTTGTTAAGGGTACTTACCCCACATACAAAGAAGCCTACTTTAATAGCTATGATGTTAAGCCTAACAAGAACGGAAGCATTCCCAAATGGGTAGAAGTAGAAGCTAGCAGATTACTAAGCAGTAACCCTAAGATCACCCAAAGCATAAGGAAGGCATTAGAGAGGAAAGAAGATCATGCAGTAGCCTCAAGCATTCGAACGAGGAGTTACGTTTTAGAACGTCTATATAAAGAGTCAA